TCAGCTTTACCTTGCTCATAAAAATGGTTTGCCATTTTGTCAGGATTGCTTGCTGCATATAAAGCTTTGTGATAACCTGCTGTATCTTCCAGAACTCCGCTATCACCAGTAAACTTATTGATGAAATTGCTTATATCCTGCTGTCTTTCGGACACCTTTTCCACATTTGGAACACTCATTCTAAACGTCTTATCTCCTACATTAAAATCGAAACCTTCGAATTCCTGTGAAAATAATTTGCTTGTGTTTGCTCTAAATATTTCTTGGTTTTTGGTGGCTTGCGCCTCATTCTCCTTGAATCTATTGAAAAAGCTTTCTGCTTCGGTTTGATTAGAACTACCGGTAGACTTCAACTTGATGTCATCATAGTATTTGTTCTTAGTCTCTTCCAAAAACTTTTTAGCTTTTGCAACTTCTTCTTTGTACGCAATCTTTTTCTTGCGTATTTCGTTATCCTCATCTATGTCTTCGTCGAATGCAAAGTTATCATCGATAACAAAATCAATCTCCTCAGTGCTAAGATGTGGCTTAGTATTTTTATAATATTCTTTTACGAGTGTGCTTTTATCAACATCATCGTAATTTGTATTTAATCGTACATAGTCCTGTATGTCTCCGCCTGTATCTTTCATGAAGTTAACTAACTTCTCAATGTTTTCAGGCAAGTCTGGTTGCACAGGTGTAGGTTCAGCTACTGGCTGTTCTGCAACAACCTCTTCCTTTACAACTTCTTTTAGTGTAGGTGTTTCTTCAACAACCTGTTCAATAGTCTCTTCAGGTTCTGATTGTACAACTACTTTAGCTATATCTGGTTCTGCGTTGTTTTTCTTTAGCGTAACCTTAGGTATATCTGTACTAGTGTCAATCAACGGCTCTTTAATAGCCGCTCGCTTTTGATCATCTGTTTGTATGACCTCCGGCTTTTTCTTTTGTTGGATCTTAAAAGTTCCTTCTGTTTTTTCCATAAAATAATATATAATTGTTTAAATAATTCTAGCTAGGTTCAAATGAGCTTAGATCAAAGCTACCCATAACGTCATTGCCCTCTGACTCAAAGTTCTTAGGCATTCCATCTGTTTGTCTTTGTTGTATTAACTCACTTTGTTGTGTAGCCTGAAGCTTGGTTCGTTTATCTTTACGATCTTCCGCTTCGCTTAGCTTAGTTTTTTCAGCTTGCACTTTACCTTGAGATAGTTGCATGTTATACTCAAACTCTTTAGCCATAAGTCTTTCTTTCATTTGAGCTTCCATTTGCATTCTTTGTATTTCAAAATCAGCCTTAGCTTTTTCTACTGCTACTTTTTCAGCTGTTAACGCTTGTTGCTTTTGAACTTCTTGCATCGCAATCTGTTCTTGAACTTGAGCCTGAGCTTGTGCTTCAGCTTGCTTTTGTTGCATTTGCATTTGGTGAGCAGCTTCAACTTTCTTTTTACGTTTTAGCTTTAACATTTCGTTAGCTAACTGTATGTTCTTGACGTTTCTAATATCAATCGCGTCCTCAATATCTATACTGCCTTGTTGTAACGATGTATTAATATTGTTTGTTAATTCCGCTTTCTCCTCTTCGTCAGGCTCTAATTCCAGGAATATACCAAAGTCATATAGATTTGAATTCGCTAGTTCTTTTAAAGTCTCCACGTTTAATGCTGATATTGAATTCTTAAGAGAATTCTCAGTTAACGGATTAGCTATTACGTCGGTTAGCTTTAAAGATATAATTTCAGCCGTTCTTAGTGTTAAAAACAACGATGATCTTAGTATGTGATTAGTTGCTGTGTTAGATGCATTAGCAGCTAATTTTTGCAATCCTACTAAAGAATTAGAATCTGGCATTGCGCCATCTCTTGCTTCGTTTAATCCCGTCACATCTCTAATCATTTGCATGTTATAATTGTATGCGGCAATTAAAGATTGTATTTTACTTGATCCACTACCTGTTTGTAATTCTTGAATAGGTACTTTACCTCTATTCATATCACCATCTTGCGTAAGCGATCTACCAACAACCGAACCAGTTTGGAAGTACATATTAAGTGCTTCTGCTGGATTATATGTTGTGCCATTACCTAAATCAACTTCTGCTAAACCGTCTACGTCTAAGTACACACCATCTGGTACCATCTTAGATAATACTTGTTGTAACTTTAAGTTTGTTAGGTTAATGATATCAGCAAAGCCTATACACTTACTTATAAGTGATTGTATTTTACCTTTGTACATTCTAGGGGCTGCAGCCGCATAACTCATAACAACTTTAGTGGTGTCAGCAAAAGGTCTTGACATGTTCTCTGCTAACTCCCACTTAAGCATTATATCGGTATTCATTACTTTAGCTCCCTGATATAATACCTCTATACTTCTTGATACTCTTTCAAAGTTATCGTTAGCCGGCGGATTAAACTGATCCGTCTTCTCAATAGCTTTTTCTAATCCTGTATCTGTTCTTTTAATTTTAAATACTTGATTCATATAAGTTTTATATTCAAAATATAATACTTGAACCGTATCTCTGTCATTGTTCATAAACCCTGTAACGTTAGATCCGTTAATGGGGCTTGATTGTATTCTTTCTAAATCGCCATCACTTATATTAGGAAATTCCTTTTTAAGTTCTGATAGTGTTATTTGTTTTACTTCACCAAAATAATATAAGTCACTAAAGTAAGGATCTTCTGTATAAGACCAAACACATTTTGCAGGATCCACATAGTCAACGACTAAACCTTCTGATTTATTAAACGATGTTTTAGTTATACCTATACCTATATTAACTAGGTCTTGATCAACTCTTTCTTTTATGTTTTCAAATTTGTTCTGAGCAAATACTGTATTTATAGCCTCTTCCTCTGCAATTTCAATTGCCATCTTAGGCTTCAGCTGCATAAACAATTCTAGTTCTGCAGGTGTTTCAGGCAACGAATTAGGATCCATTCCTGATTTACTCATATCTTGTCCAAAAATGTTTTGTCCTTCAGCTATAGCGTTCTTCATCTTCATATCAAAAGCAATAGCTTCTTGCGCTTTCGTTTTCTTAGCTATAGATTCTGGATCTTGTGCGTAAGCGTTAAGATCAAACTCTTTTTGTGTTATACCGTTACAAACAATGTTAGAGAATTTACTTAATACCGGAACTGGTGTCCAGTCTATGTTCATATAAGACAAATCACCGTTAACAGCTAATTCGTTCTTATATTTATCCATAGGTTGTTCGCCTCTGGCATATAGCCTTAACATGTTAAAGGTTTTGTAGTTTAAGTTGAATCTATTTGATGTACTACCACCGAATGAAAACCATTCTTGTTCGATAGCTCTAGAAACTTGTAAACCATATTCAATAGTCATTTTTTCTTCGTCTGGTACTACCTGATCCGGAAACGAACTATTATAGCTTGTGCTTATTTTCATCTACTTAATTATTTTGGAAAAATTCCCTTTGTTATTGTATTTCTTAAATCCTAAATCGTACGACTTCTTTTTTATTTCTGTATTAGGTCTATACCTATGCTTGTTGCAAGCCATCAGCGCTAAACCCGTAGAGATACTGGCATCGTACTTTGTCCTGTTGCTTATATCAAACTTAGCCCAATCTTCTAGTGTGCGCTGGAAATACATATCTCCATATCCGCTTTCTTGTTCGCCTACAAAATCTTCTATATAAGTTTCAATTGCAGCAGCATGTGCTTGTTTTATATCTTCACTTGAATTCGGTATACCACCAACTTCTCGTTCAGCTACAGATAATTTATTTATATGTTTGTCAGGTCTATTCATCGAATAGCCTCTATAACCACGACGCTTTAAATAATAAAGTAATCTAGGCTTGTTATTCTCACATAATATTGGCATACCATAAAATACAATAGCCATTAATACATCTTCAAAAAACATCTCTGCTGTTGAAGGTCTTGCAATATATTCCAGGAAGAAATGGTTTGGAGGTGCATCACTCATTGAAAACTTAGTCAATCCAGATAATGCTCCGTTACTTCCACCGCCACCAACAGTACCACTAATATCGTAACTATCACATCCAAAAGCTCCCATGTGTTCATTTCCTGGATATTTGTTACCTCGTTTAAGTACTATATTGTTTTGTAAGTTTTGATCTGGTATCCACGATACCTTAAACCTACCGTTGTTATTTGGATAAAAGATAACTCTCGTATCTTTAACCCCGCCTTCCCACTGAAAGCTTCCTGTAGTTACCATGTGCTTATTGTTTAACTCTTCGTTAAAATCAATTTGCTGGTATATTTTTGTTAGGTTGAATATAGATTGTTTCGCTTCATCTCTAAACGCATGTTGCGTAGTTCGCGGGAACTGTCTGTAATATTCATTTAATGCGTCAGCGTCATCTTTTAATCCTTCTACTTCATTTTCCCAATGTTCTATAACTCCTTCTGTTATAACGTCACCCTGAGGATCTAACGTTTCTTTCTTTGGAGTGTCAAACACAGGATGACCATACTGATCAATAAAACCCTCATAATTCCATTCCATAGGAATAAACAATTTGTATAAACCTGTTTTAGTCTGACCATTTTTATTTCTTTTTGATGCGTCTGATCCGTCGTATAACTTTTTAAAGTTTGCCCCTCCTTTGTCTAAAGCATTTGATGTTGATCCCATCATACACTTGCCTACAATTCTACTACCTAATCTTAAACAAGTTTTAGTTACTCGCCAGTTGTTAAGTATGTTTGAAGGTTTCTCCCATTTACCACTCTCATCATGCACTAATAGTTTTAGCTTCTCACCATCATAACTGTTATCTCCTGTGTTTTTCCAGTCAATAGTTGTATC